CTACGCCGCTGTATCTACATAAATATTCTCGTGTAATAATAAATGGCATACCAACTTCAGCCTGGTCTTGCGATCGTTCAAAATTCGGGTGCGCTCCCACCAGTGAAAGCGACTGAAGAAGTCTTTGTTTATCCTCAGCCCAGTTCTTTGAACTGTGGTGGATGCCGACCAAACACTATGTTGTATGGTACAGCTCCATACATGGCGGGTAAAGGCTCTCCAGCGCAGTACATTGATGTGAGTGACCAACTTCGCCCACAATCTACTACTCGTTTCGGAAAGGTTGTTGTTCCAACATATGAACGCAACCTCTTCCCACTTTCAAATATGGAATGTAAGGTTCCACTTCGTACTCTTAGCTATGAGCCAATGAGTACTCGTGCGGAACTCCAGAACGGACTTTTCCAACAAAGATACGCTAATAAAAATGTTACTAAAAAATAAGAATGGCAGATCCCATTTCACTTGCGGCTGTTGCTGGATTGATTTTTGCTGGCAGAGCTTTGAGTAACAAGTCTGAACCTGAACCACCCGTGGTCACCCAGACAGTTACACAAGCGCCACCTGCGCAGCGAGAAAGTATGATTAATGATGATGTTCCATCTTTTGTGGAGGAAGCCCAATTTGAACCACGTCTTGAATATCAATCAAAGCGAGAGATGGAAAGCTTTGCTGATATCGCGTACCAACAAAGAAGTGGTGGTCAGGAGATCTTAACTATGAGAGATCGTATGTATGATACAGGTCGCATGAACAACCTTTCACCAATTGAGAAACAAATGGTTGGTCCAGGTTTGGGTGTCAATGCGGATACACCAGCCACTGGTGGTTTCCAGCAGATGTTCCGAGTCAACCCAATTAACGTTGGTGAATACAGACTTACAACTCTTCCAGGCCGATCCGGTCCAGCCGCGGATATCACAGGTGGTCGGGGTGCGGTTGTTGGTCAGTTGACACACAACAAACCAGAGACTACAGCCTTCCTTCCATCTCGTCTCCCAACTATGGCTGGACGCGCTCAGGGTATGTCTGGTGCGATCCCAAGAGCCAGTCATCAAAAGACGATGCGCACAACCAATCGTTCCGAAACTAGTCACAGAGCGGACGGACTTGGTTTCAATGGTGCCAAGCGTATGGTTTCGGCTCAGACGATGCCACAGGACCCAACCCGCTTCAAGAGCGATCGCAACGATCAGCAATTTGCTTACTACAGCCACGCGGCGCCAGGTATCACCAACTTCAGCGGTGCTTACTCGTCAAGTGTTGCTGCTCAGATAACCAACAAGACCAACGAAGAGTTGATGAAGTACGGTTTCCGTCCAGAAGATCGTAGAGGTAAGGCGAACCGTATGGGTAACAGAGGTCGTATGAATGTGAGAGAATCTGCTCTCAAGCAAGGTGGTGCTCTCACAGCGGTTCGTTCCGATACTTCACGCATTGATGGTCGCATGAACGCTGCGAATGGTGGTTGGACTCAAAACTACCAACAAAAACCATTCCACCAATTCAATGCGTACAAGGGTAATGAAAACCCCAACTCACGCGATTTGGGTATAGCGGCGAGACAACTCCAGAAGAACCCACTTTCTCACAGCATTTGCTAATTTTTAATCAATTTATAGACAAAAACAATCATTAAAATATTGTGCCTATATTTTAATGAAGGTTCATACCCTTGACATAGATTCGGGTGAGAGAGATACAAATGTGTATGCTCACGCTAATAACTATGTTGTCACTCTCAAGGAACCTATTTATGATGTAACAAAGGTTACTTTAGTTTCTGCGAGAATACCTACACCACAGCTAACAATTTGTTCTACAAATAAGACTTTTAGTATTTATGATTCTGGTGCCCCGGATGATACGATTGAAGTTACACTTGATGAAACAAACTATACAAGTGGTGCGACGTTAGCTAGCGACTTGGATACTAAAATGCAACCACCTTTGACATGTATAGATTCTGTTGTATTTGATTCTGATACAAATGCTCTTACATTTTCAAATACAGAGTCAAGTAACATTTTTTCATTTGAATTTTTTGATGGTACCAATGGTTATTTGAGTAATGTAGCTTTAACTACACCTCATCAGGTTTTAGGATTTTCGTCTAAAAACCCAACTGCTGCCGATAGCGTGGTGTCTGGTGCGATTAATTTAGAGGGTCCAAACTCTCTCATTCTTCGTCTTACAGCTGGATCAGATGAACTTACAAAAACGATTTACTCGGTTACACCATTTTATACAGGTCACATCCTATTGAATGGGTCTGATTTCATAAATTACCATCATGCCGATGACCCATTAACACATGAGTTTTACAAAGGACCACAAAAGTTCATACGAGACATTAAGATTGAATTTTTCTATACAAGTCATGGACGATTAATACCATATGATTTCAGAAATCAGGATCATATATTGAAGTTTGAAATTACAGGATCTACAGATAAACTTGAAGGACTACCAAAGGTCTCCTCTGAAGTTGTAAATAAGGAGTTGCCACCACCAATAAGCATCCCAACTCAGTTGGACGATGTTTATAAATGGAAAGAGTATCTTTCTATTGGTATAATTATATTTGTTGGGATTGTTCTACTGTCCCTAATGAGGCGTCGCCCCAAACTTAGCGAGTAATCGCGAAGACTGGTTGCGCTGGCTTGGAGACACGAGTAGAGATGCTGGAAACGACCATGTAGACCGCGATGGACAACAAAGTGGTCAAGATCGCAGTGAGAGTGTATTGGGTACCGCCGTTCTTTGGCACCTTGATCAATTGTTGGATGACCCAACGGACCAAGTCCATCCAGCTCATCGCCGCGGCGAAAGAGAAGCCCGCAACAATAGCGTTGAGGGATTGGGTTTCCAATTCTTGGGTAACAAGGTTAACAGTCTTGAGAGCTTGGGCAGTCATGTCAGCCATGGTTGAGAGTTTTATACTATACCTTGGGAAAATTTTTTACTCCGGTAATAGCTCCTCCTTCTGAACAATCTTCTTATACTTTGGTCTTCTGACTACTTGAGACTTTGCGAAGATTTGTTCTTCTTCGTCATCGGAATCTCCATCAGTGCTGCTTTCCGAGTCGTCTTCGTCTCCCGTGGCTTTAAAAGACTTATATTCAGAAATCGTCCATCCCTCCGGCTCCGATGTACTCATTACTATTAATAGCATTTTTTAACATCTCTTCTACCGGACTTTGAGGAACCCACTGTTCCCAGCGATCATAGGCTTCATTCATTTGTTTAAATGTTGGGTCATCGCCTGTGTATCGCTCAAAGGGTGGACATTCGCCCACATCAACTTCTTCAATGTCTTCTTCATCCGAAGACTCTTCGTCATATATTTCTGGACAAATTGATCCAATGTTTTGCCCGACTGTGTACATCACACAATACTTGATGGCGTATTCCATATCTTCACCAAGTACTGTATCACGACCACACGCTTTTGAATATTCTGCTGCCAATATCATGCTTCTTTCAAGTACTGGAATCAGAATACCAATGAGAGCCTCTTGTTGAGCCTCTTCGTAAGCTCCTGAAGATTCTCCAAAACCAGTTTTCATCATCTTTCTTAATATTTAACGTCAAAAAGAGTTCGGGCAGTTCCCTCACTTACACGAAGAGTGTTGTAACTTATGGCGTAGACCCTAATTTGTCTTGCGTAATCTGTACATGGAGTAAGACTTAGGTTTAAAATTTGATCTTTTACAATACTAAAATTGACCTGACCCGTTGGATACCATTTTTCGGGTTCAAGAGCAAAACTGTAAGAATAGAATCTTCTAATGAGTTGCGTCTTTGAATGATGAATCGCAGACTGAACAGCTTTTAGGAATATAACATTACCAGTTTCTTCTGTAATGATTGGCTGACCATCAAGGTCAAGTGTGAGATAATCCAGATTTTCATACAATATATATTTACCACCTGTATCGGCAAGTGTGTTGTCGTAATCAAATGGTGTTATGAACTGACCTTCACCCGTACCAACATCACCCCGTCTTTGAATAATGAAGTAAAGTTCTTTGACAGGATTTACGAAATCAAGATTGAATGATCCTTGAGTAACACCTTGATCAATGTTAAAAATATTCTGTTGAACTTGTGTGATAACATAATCTCTCTTCTCATTCTCAATTTTCAATCTTTCACATGGATCTAAAAAGATAACTTCGGCACACAAAGTGAAATCTTTGATATGGATACTACCAGGTGTCACTGGTTGAAGTTCTCCAGTTGTACCCTTTATGATCAAGTGATCGTGATCGCGTAGTTTGAACTCAACTTCAACTTCTTGCTTCTTGATCGCACACAATGGTATGGCCAATTCTGGATTATTGTAGAAGTAAAATGGAATGTCCACAAAAAATACATCTTCAGTATCAGCGGTACCTATGACACCCAATATATCTTTGTCTGAAACTCTGGTATCAATTGTTCTCTCTGGATACTTTCCAATCAATTGTTTCAAAGCTCTTTGTTTTGTTTGCGTAACAAAATGCTCTGAATATATTTGAAGGTAATCACTCGGAATTCTCTGTATAATCTTCCCACCAATAATGAGATCTACATATTCAATGAGAGCATGACCAATTGATTCTATAAATCTTGGATCT